TTCAGCTTTTTTGTAAACACGAAAATGATATAACTTTTCAGATACTTGATCTTTAGAAAAATAGCCAAATTTAAAATAATCTTGAATCTCTTTACAAATATTATATCCACCAACAATATCTATTCTGGCTTGACGTCCTTTGTAAATACTTCCATCACCATCAAAATATCCACGAATAAAATGTGGAATCATTTCTTCTGGAATTTCTTTAGGAATAAATTCGTTAGTTGATTTATTAAATGGAATTTTATATTTTTCTACGAGATTAAGAACAACTTGTTTTCTTGAAATTTTAAGTGTTGACATGATATGAATTTTTTCATATCCATCTAGCTTTGTTTCAGAATTTTTTATATGAATGTTCTCATCTCCCAAAAAGATTGCAAACTTTTTTAGGTGTTCTTCGTCTTTTTGCGATAAACCAAAACTCAATTTATAATTTGGCTTATTCCTTCCGTATCCGGCATAATTTTCAAGATGCCCGTCGGCCATTATAAATCCGGCCCAATACACTTCTTCTTTTGAATATCCAGAAAATAAATTATTATTTATCGTATAATAATTTTTACCTTTTGATTCTGGATGTGGACATCGTCTACCAATTGTAGATGGACTACAATTTATTATTGCTCCAATTTGAACATCTGAAAGGCCTTTTTCTCTTTGTTCTTTTATCCATTCTTCATCTTTGAAAAGTTTTACTATTTTATGTTTTTTTCTATAACGAAAAATACAAGCAGGACTACATATGCCGATATTTTCTGCTATTTCTTTGTCTGTTTTTCCTTCATAGCAGAACATTGTTTTAATTTTTTCGTGATAGTTAGTTAAATCGATTGCATGACTCATGAAAGATTCCTCCCGATAATAAATAAAATTGCTTTTATCTATCATTACCGGTTTCTTACCCTCTGTTTTTACATCAGTAAGAAAACTTTCATTAGTCGTTGAACGTTTATCCTCGTCGCCAAGGATACTTCGCTGCGGATTGTCCAATCTTTAATATTTTTACTTTACCCAAATGATTAGTTTGGCCCCCATTTCTTTTACAAGGATGGGTTAGTAATTAAAGCTCTAAGGATGTTCCCGCAATTTGAGAGGTTTAATGAGGGCCTAAGCGTTGACCCTCGGCACCTGCGTCCGAACATAGCAACACTTTATAGTTATCATTGTCTCGGAATTTCGTATACGCCTCTTCAAAACGTTGCTCTGAAGATAGCTCTCCTCTTATATAGGCTATACCTATATTCTTTAGCCCAGGAATAGACTTAATGGCGTCTGTAATAATAGGTTGCATCTTAGCAAAGCGACTAAATATACAGACTTTCTCTCCGGACTCTATGATTTCCGACACGAGATCTTTCATTAACGAGATCTTCTCATCCGGAGATCCCGTTATAAACTGAGATGCTAAATGAGAATCTGACTCCTCCAAGAGCTTTTCAGATAGAGCTAATTCCTGTAAGAATGTCTGTCTGCTTGTAATCGCAGCTTCGAGATCTAAGATTTCCGGATTGGATTTCATTTGTTCTTCTGTCATGCCTCTCGAAATAGATTTTTCTTTTTCGTGAAGCTCTTCTAGCTCTTCGAAGAATTTATCGTTGACAGCTTGCTGCTTGTCCGAAAAACGACAGTATCTCTGAGTTACGACAAGCTTCGGCAACTGTTTCGCGACTTCTTCCTTAGTTAAAATAAACATATAAGGAGATATCTTGCTATTAAGTTGCTTTTCGTTTTTGGCTCCTATGATACGATAACCATATCCGTATCGTACATACATAGTAGAGAAGTTTGTCTTCTTCGGAAATAGTTCAGGATGAACAAACTTAAATATCCCGAAGATATCGTGTGGATCTCTTTGCACAGGAGTAGCCGTCGCGCCTATCTTTACTTTTGCCTGGTTAAACTTATAAAGAGATTTTGCTCTCTTCGTAGAGCTGCTCTTAACATACTGAACTTCGTCGCTTACGATAAACTGTGGGGCTATTTTTAGCATCTCATTTTGAACCTTGTCATCGTTTAGCGTTTCGTAGTTCAGTATATAAAGATCTGCGCCGGTAAATTGCTCGCCAAATTTTTCTTTTATCTTCGATTTGACAAGTTTTATCTCTTCTTTAAGAGTCTTTTCTTCTTTTTTTGAAGAGACATTCTCGAGAGCTTCTTGTTTTCTTTTCAGAAGACTTTCTTCTCTTGATACAACATCCTTATATGTTCGGATAACACGAGGCACTAAGTCAGAAAACTTAGAGACTTCTTTTTTCCACTGAATTTTCAGGGAGGCTTTTACGACAATCATTCCGGGCCCGTCTATAATCCCTCGTTTTTTACACTCTAGGTACGCAGCAATCGCCATAGGACTCTTGCCTGAGCCACAAGGAGATACGATAAGCGTATCATGAGAATTGTCTCCGTGATAATCTACGACGAACTTAACAACTTGCTTTTGATAGTCGTATAGTTGAAGCTTCATTTCGGCCCCGATATCGTTCCAGTTCGAAACTGTCTTAGCTTCTACGTCACCTATTTTCTCGAGCTTTTTTCTCATAGAAGGATAAAGCTTCTCTTCTAACTCCTTAAGAGAAGCTAGTCCATCCTCATCCACGACCCATGCGTCTTCTGCCATATCGTACGACTTATCTTCGATAAAGCCGATGGCATTAGCGAATAGATTAAAATGCTTGAGATTATGCTTTTCTCCGTTAAAACCTACTCGATATTTGCCGTCATTACGGCTAGTTACCTTTATTAGTTTTGCCATGCTACACCTATAATCAAATTTAATGTTAAATTTTTTTATAAATTTTGTTGTCTATTAACTGCTTTTTTGATGATTCTTTTCGCAATAAAAGTATCCGAAGTGGATACGACAAGCGAATGTACCGATATGCTATGTTTATGATTAATTAAATTTAACTATTAAATCTTCTTATAAACTTTGTTACTCATTAACTACTCTCGACAAGCCTAGGAACGGATAAATCCGCACTAAGCAAGCGGTCTACGCAGCAACTACCGTAACTGGACGTAGCACTACGTCCTCTATCCCGTTTGCCGAAACATTCGGGAATACTTTTCTCATTATCTGGAATGCTCCATTTATGTCGGCATTTATAAGTTTGCCGTCATTAGATTTGAATAAGCCACGATGTACCCTGCGAGATTTGTTATAGTTTTCTTTTGTAGGTGCTTCTCCATCTAAGAAAGATGTACCGCTCGTATAGCTTTCTTCCGTAAGGATGACCGCTATACCATATTCTTTTGCTTTGTACTCAATCATTTGAATTAGCCTCGCAAATGGTAACTGAACAAAATTCTGATTCACTCGTTTAGATAACTTACTTTCTTGCTTCCAGTTCTTATTCTTACCTATAACTATGGTACTGATATTCTGTTCTACACATCTGTCAACTACAATTCTACTTGCTTTATGTAGGTAATCGTCAATCTTACGATTTCTTTTTGCCGTTAGTCGACGAATTCTTTTAGACGAATTATTGCCAGTCGTTTGCTTGCAGACGCTTTGTAGATGAGCAAGTTTTTTATTATAATATTGATTTATGGACTTAGGTACTTTCCCATTTATAATCATTGGAAATGTTCCGTCGTTGGTAGCCATAGATATAAGATTATCTACGCCAATGTCGATGCTAGCATATTTCCCGTTATCCTGCATCTGCGGAGTTTCCTTTATAGCATAAACAATCTCCATGATAATATTCGTACCATCGGGAACGAACCGCACTTGCTGAAAGGATTGGAAAACTCTACCGCTATCGGTATCTTCTGTCGGTAGCTTTGAAAACTCCGGTACAACTTCGAAGCCTTTAAAGTTTTTCGGGAATTTGATTTTCCCGTTGGCATATTTGCAGTTTTGATTAGTAAGCACTAAGACAAATCTGCCGTCTTTTTTCTTGTATTTCGGCATTTTAGGACGACCTAAGTATTTATCTTTATGCCCTTTCCAATCTTTTATTGACGCAAAAAAAAGATTTCCAGTTCTTGTCCAATAGACGAAGTACCTGCTGGGCAGCCTGTGCCGTCGGCATAGCTTTATAGTCAGGGTGTTCGAGATCTTTCTTTAGGATTTTGTCTAACTCATCGTACCGCATCCACTCACCGTTCTTGATAAATCTTTCGCGAACAAGATAATTGCCGTGATTATATAGATTCTTTGCTAGATAACAACACTCATCAAGCATAGAAAACCAAGGAGAAGACGGACGAATTATATGCTTTTCTACTCTATTGAGTACATTCTCAGTTTTTCCCGGCGTTGTTTGTCACCTCCTTTCTTGAATGGATTATAGTATATTCTGTTACATCTTTTTGATATACTGTTTATCTATTTCGTTAAGGAACACAGACGGAGAAGTAAATGACGGAGCGCCGTTACGAATAGCCATCTTAGATCTTGTTAAGAACAATAATTCTTTTGCGCGAGTCATTCCCACGTAAAACAGTCGTCTTTCTTCGGAGATATCTCCGGCTTCTACCTCTTTAAAATGAGGAATGATGCCCTGATTACATCCGACGATGATAACTGCTTTAAATTCGAGTCCTTTGCTCCCATGAATTGTAAGCATGTTCACGCCGTTACTATCTTGTTCTTCGCTGTCCGTCTCGTTTATCGTCATATTTCCGACAAAGTCTTCCAGCATAAGATAGCTTTCTGCTATGTTCATAAGTTCTTCGATATTTCTCTTGCGATCATCGAAGTCTTCTTTGTGTTCTTTCTTCAGGAAGTCAAGATACCCTGTGAGACCTATTAGTCTTTCGATAAGTTCTAGTGGCGTCGATCCGTTCTTATACATATCGTTCAGTTCTTGAACGACAGCGACAAAATTCTCGTACCCCTTTTTAGCTTTCCCCTTAATCTCGGGAGAGATATCCGATAGCTGATCTATGTCTATTATATCATCTTCATAAACAGAAGTAAAGATCGAAACTAAAGATACTTCGCCGATACCCCTCTTAGGTCGAGTAAGCGCTCTTTCGAGAGCCACCTGATCCATCGGATTCATAATGAAACGGAGATAAGCCATAAGGTCTTTTATTTCCTGTCTAGCGTAGAATGGAAGACCAGAAAGCATACGGTACTTTATAGAATTTGCCAGGAAAGAGTCTTCTATCTTACGAGACAAATACGACATGCGATACAGGACGGCAATTTCGTTTAGCGGAATGCCTCTTTTTTCGAGAGCCTTGACGATCTGAGTTACTCTCATTGCTTCTGAGCGTTCATCTTGCATCGCATATAAGACGACGGGTGTGCCCTGATCGTTTTCGGTAAAGACGTCTTTTTCAAATTGGTCCTTATTATGCTCAATAACAGATTTAGATGCTGAGACTATAGTCTTAGTAGATCTATAATT